TTACTAATGCCGTACCTCTTGGATATTCCAAGTGTTCCGCCATAATAGGCGTTTACATATTCTTCGAAACTCATTCCTGCCATATTTAGTTTTCTCCTACTAGTTCTTCAAGCTCATCCCAAGACTTGGACATTTTATTCCAGTCTATGGAAGTTGCTTTTGGAGTGTCAGTTGCTGGTGCGGGTGTAACCTTAGATCCAGCATATACGGATATACCGTATTTCTTAAGTGATTTCATAACGACATCTAAAGAAGGCTCGGACTCTTTCTTTTTGTCCTCGTGTTCTTCTTTCTCTTCTTCTTCGTGTCCGCCTTTTTCATCTTCTTCTTTCTCTTCGTCTTTTGGTTTTTTCAAGTCTTCAATCTTAGCGTGTAGTGCTTTAATTTCTTCTTTTAGTGCCTTAAGATCGTAGTGTTCGTTCTTTTCTTCTTCTTCGTGTTCTCCTTTCTCTGCTTCCTCAACTATATCAGGTAGCTCATCAGGAGACACTACTTCAACTGTAACTTCTTCAGAATCAACTTCTTTTACAGTTTCATCTGCTTTTTCAGTGCTGCAATCGCAGTCCTCTGCCTTTGTAGTCATAACCTCTATTTTATCACTTTCATTTATAAAGTTATTTGTACTGTCGGCTTTTACGATCCTGTCATCTTTATGATCTGTGATTAATACAAACTCATAAGCCTCTACTGCACCATCGTGTGGCTCGTATTCCCCCTCCATCAAAGCTGGGCCATCTCTAGTAATCATCCAGTGATAACCTTTAGGAGGTTTAGCAATAACTGTTTTACCGTTATTTTTCTTTGTAGATTTTGGATGTTTCTTAGGCAACAGATCGTAGTCCGTTATATATTTTGGATTTTCAGGTCTGCCTCTTTTTAATAATTTAAGAAAGGCTTTGACCCTAGCTACCGCCCACTGATCACGGCTTGATACGCTAGGTCTATGACTTGTTGAAAACGCTCCTGCACCCCTACGGAATACTGCCTTTAATGCACCGAGATTAGCTTTCTTAGCTGGGTCATCGCCAACATCTTCATTATGTTTATCTCTTAAATTTTCTAAAGTTTTTATATTAGCTTCACTTAATTTGATTCCGCCACGCTGACCACTAGCTGTACCTGCAGGATTCCTACTACTACCTCTCCTTCTTTCGCTAGGTTTAGCTGGCTCACCAGAGTGGCGGCTTTTGGCCAAAGCAACGTCAGTAACGGTAGCCTCTATGTTAGCTGGGTTATCACCTACCCAAGACACAGACCAGAGTCCTAAATCGTTTATTTTATTAAAACAAGTATTAGCTCCATCTGGACATACAAGATCCTGCGAAATAGTTTCACCTCTTATACTACTTGCACCATTAGTACCGTACTCTTTTATCTCTTCCCATACTTTATCATGCATTTCCAATTGATTATGAATACCATATTTGACTTTGACTTTACCTTCATCTATCTTGTATGCTAACGGTAAACCTATAGGAATCTCTTCATGCTGATAAGAATATACTCCATACTTCATATAAAAATCCATAGACTCTTCTAATACCTCAGTAGGGATCAAATCATTCTGTTTATCTATAATTGGTGAGTTTATGTAAGTCTCCATAACACGATCGTTATACCACTCTTTGCGATATACTTTCCAGTCTGTAGACTTTGCTGCCATAAATGTAACTATTATGACTAGTATTTATTTCTAACTGTTATGTCGGCTGAAGTACAAGGAGGCTATTGAGCATCATTGGATTGGCTCCTCCGCTGTCAGTTTAATGTCTTGATCGGACTAATGGGTTACTAAAAATTGATACCGTTATGATATTACGTGCCTACACTTAGAACACCACCAAGCGTCATCAAGTGTAGAGTCTTTCCAGATCAGTTGATGTGGTGTCATATAGGATTTACATTCGTCACAGACTGGGCCGTTTCTACTCATAGGGATCCAAAACACTTGTCATCACACATTAGTGATCCTTCTTCTTCAATCCAAGTAGGAATAAAACTTGAATGTTTTACCCCACATAGATCACACTTCCAAAAATACATAGTAGTTTTTGGATTTCTACCAAATAGGTATCCTTCTTTTTTTATTACTTTTTTAGGTATTTCCATTTTTTCCTCCTTGCGTACTGTCGATATCTAATTAGAGTAATTATTACTCTGTTTTTCAGGTACCGAGGGACTTTCGCCCTAGCAGACACCTATAGAATACGGGTTATATAACCTGTCTCTTACAAATTTTGTACAAAAAATTCTGCTACTCTTTTTTTATTTGCCTCAAAAGCTGGCCTCATATATGGCGATGGTCCGCCATTAGGGCCTGTGCCTTCTGGCTGTCCGTACTCAACAAAAGGCGCATACTCAACATTAGTACCTATTACTTTAGACAGATACTCTTTTTTGACGTTAATAGAGCCACGTAAACGGCCTGTATCTACAGGAACTATACGTTGAGCCGTCAAAGACATTGCATCGGCTGTATCGTCAAGTGCCAGATCTAAAACATCAGGATACTTCTCCTGTAACTCTTTTAATAAATTTTTAAACTTGTCTCCGCCAGTTATACGGATCCCCATCAGTTACCTAACACTTCATCTACTGAAGCATCTCCATATTTTTCTTTCCACTTTTTTTTAATTATTTTTTCACCCTGTTTATACACTGCCATGCGTCTTGCTCGGTTAGCCATCTTACGAGCTACTCTATCTCCCTGCTTCCATGACAACTCATTTGCGCAACCTTGACAGAATCCGTTGCTCAGTATATGAACTGACATCGGGCCTAGCCTACATTTTCTGCAACTTGAAGTCATTTGCCTACCACCTGATCCTTGTCATGATCTGATAAACTGTCCCACCATTCCCAGAACTCTTCGTCATTTTTTTCACCGTCTCTTAATTTTTTCAAGTATAATTCTCCGTGAATATGTAACACTTACCTCACCATTTCCATAACTCATTATTTTTTTTGGATCGATTCATGGCACCCTCATCAAAACAGTACGCTGATTAGGGTGTAATAAAGAATTACCCCTAAGTGTAAATCCATGAACTGCACCAACACGCTGCTGTAGTTCTATTAGATCATTTAATAAAAGTCCTTCAGGATTCGATGCCAACTCGCTAGCTATTTGTTTATGTGCATCACAGGTTCTGGCTCCCGATGCCACCACTAATGTGTATCTAAACGGTTTTTTTCTTAGCTTCTCCTGTTTCTGATATGATGCCAGTCTGCCTTCATTAGTTACATTTATCATCTCAGTCCTAGCGATCCTAGTCAGTTTATAAGTTTCAGTGTTTATTATCTTCTGCATTTCAGCCACCGTGTTAGGAATACTGCGACCTTCCATGATAGAGTCTGCAATAACTTGATTTAATTTTGTGCTTAAAATCGTTGTAAGCTCGTTGTAATTATTGGTCTGCACCTGTTCAGACTGTAAGGCTCTGATCGCATCCTCATCTGCCTGATCAAAGCTGATCTGCAGATCATCCTGTTTAGTGATCTGCTTTTTTTTATCAGCTGCGTTGATCTGTCTAACTCTTGCTCTAGCCCAAGAATAACCTGCATCTCCACCCCATAATAAATGTGCTACATAACCTGCACTAGGATTGTGTTCATTACCCCAGTCTTCAGCTTGCCTGTCTACCTGATGCCGATCAAAAAATGCTTTCATACGTTTTACAGTTCTGGGCGATAAATTTACTCGGTTTTTAATATCTCTGGCTCTGGCTACGCCAACCTCGGTTCCGCCCCGACCAAACTCTCTTCTATATGCTAAACCTTTAGCAGCTTCATCAGCCATAGCTTTTGTAGGCTTGAAATTAATATGTGAATACTTTGCTTGCTTTTCGACTACTTTATAATTATCCTCAGATGCCGCAGATTTAAATCCATTCATATATGCATCTTTCATTTCCTGATCAACTAGGCTACGCAGATCTTTTACTAATCCGATCATTAACATCGGCAGCATTTCGTTCAGATCAGAATAATTTTTTGCAGATCTGAGTCTATTGATCTCTCGCTTGATCGTGATCGCTAAATTACGATCTAAGGCCGATATAAGTCTGCTTGTTCTTTTTGCTCCTCTTCCGCC